TCATCGAGGAGGATCTGTTCGCCCGGAATGAACGCCGTGTACTTCCCACGGGGGTGTTTCCCTGAAATCGGCTGAAAGCGTTCCACCACGACGGCCAGATCGGGATCATGTTCGGTGCGACTCCCCTGAATGCGTGGAATCAGGTCTTGGAGATGGACCGAGCCGGTTGGATCGCCGAATTGCTTGATATCGGTGCTGAGAATCCGTACTTCGGTGGAATCTTTGATATTTTGGATGGTATCGGCGCTGACATCGTAATTCGCCTCGATCCAGCCCATCGTGCGGATTTTGGCGATATAAACCGCCTGATCGGGAGCGAGATCGTCAATCGAACGCACCGACGAATCAATAAAGACCTGTAACGGACTCAGGACTTCGCTCCCGATGTCCCCAGCCAGCACCATGTCCTCGATGACGGTAAACCGTTCCTGGGGTGCCCCCTGCATCAAGGCTTCCTGGCGCAGGGACTCGGGGACCACCTCTCCGCTCTGCACATCGGTCCACATCAGCTCATTCGTCTCGGGATCGAACCGGGGCATCGGTTCCATCGTGGCGTCTTTGACCCATGGGACGTATTCAAACGCCACGCCGCCAATCGCCATCCACCAGAGGATTTCCCACGTCCGAGACTTCTGATCGAGCTTTTCATCGAGGGCGCGGACGAGTTTATCGACCACTTCGGCCTTGGCAATGGACTTGGGGTCTTGTTTATCGGCGCGGGCCTTGAAGACCGGCGCAATACTGCTCAAGCGTCCCAGCATCTTGTGGAGCATCTGGGCCGTGAGGATAGAGCTTATTGGGATCGCGTTTCCGGGTAAACAGCACCCGATTCTGGCTGCCGATCCAGTGTTCCCCGGAGACGAAGGACAGATTGGTCAGAATCCGCAATTCCACCGAGCCGACGTTTCGAGCTTTCTGGGCGCGAAGCCGGTCGTAGTCGGTGGTGTAGTCTGCGAGAATCGTCGCTTTATCGGGCATGATTAGCGCCGTGGACTACGACCAAACAACGGATCTATTGGCGGTCGTCGCGCAGGAGTGAGCGGTTCGCCTGTCGGCCCAGTCGTGGGATGCACATTGAAACCGCCACCCCGCTGACGCCGAGACACCCCTCCCGGTACCGTCACCCCCGGAATCCGGCCGCCTCTCGGTTGCCGCTGGCCGTCGGGACCGACCACGGACGGCATATTCTGCGCTCCGCGTGGATCTGATGGGACTCCGCGTGGATTCGTGCGCCAGTCCTGCGGTTGCGCCCCAGTGGGCACGGGCGGCGGTGTCGGATAGGATTGCCGCGCCCGATCCGCGATCCACCCCGGTTGGTTCGCTGGAGCCACGCGACGAACGCCGGGAATCTGCTGTTCCAAGAGGGATGCGAGGGCTTCGCCTTCCTCGGTATACGGGAGATCGAGTTCCAGTTTCGGCATTATTGCGCTCCTAAATGTGCGTCGGGTAGCGTGGCGAGATCCGCTTCATTGCTGGCGGGGATCAGGCCGCTCCCTTCATCCGGTCGTTGCAGATGGCTCATCACCAGGCGCTCCAGGGAATCCATCCGGTCCTGCATCGCTTGCAGGTCGTCCCACCGGACTTCCGGCAGGTTTGGCGAAGGCCCGTTGAGCCACGTCAGCAAGTGTTGGCGGAGTCTCTCCCACATGGGTCTGCATCTCCTCGAACAGCGCGGTCAGGGACCGGGATTCGGTCTGTCCATCGGGCGTTCGACGTGTCAATGATAGCGTTTGCATGATAAAGCGCAGTTTTCGTTCCATCAGCGTGAGTTGCGCGGCGATCTCAGTCATCAGCCCCCTCCGAGATGGACATCGATGCCGGTCGTCGGGCGACGTTTCCGAATCGGCGACCCGAGCCACTGGATGGACCCTGGGGGGACGAACGCCGGGTCCGGGCGTTCGGCACGGCCGTGGGGATGCCGCGAGAGGACGTGTTCGACGCAATCCAGGGCATGATCGTTGACTTTAAGCCGCTCATATTTCCCGGCGGCCGTGGCCGTGTCGGGCCAGCGAGCGTATTCGAGTTCGTAGGGGACGATTGACAGCCACGGGGCGAGCCGGATCTGATCATGCTGGAAATACTGCCGTGCCCCTTCCGTCCGGGCTTCCCGTCCGCGTTTATTGGCGAGCAGATGGAGGCCGTGGTGCCGGCATTCCTCTTTGAACTGGGAGTTCCCGTCCACCCACGCGAGGGGGCGGGTTTGCCAGAGGGCGGCCATCCGTCGGACGGCGTCGGACCAGCGGACGATGGAGCTGGCGGCATCGAGTTCGGTGGTGTTCGCCACATACCGATAATTTGTTACTTCGTCCAGCACGTAGGCCATCCCGTCCGGGGAGACGCCGATGACGACGGCGGCACAGTACGTCCCGGTATCGGCCCCGAGTTCGACGGACCAATCATGGGGGAGGCGGAAATTCTCGCGCACCGCGCCCCGCTCGGCATTATGCCACAGACGGGGGGACTCGGCCACGGAGAGGAGCCGATCGCCCCGCTGATGGTCGTAGACGCGCCCGATGTAGTGCCCGAGTTTCCCGAGATAGGCAATCGAGAACTTTTCTCGGGTCAGGAGGTGTTCGTCGCGGTCCATCGCCGCCTGATCGAAGCTATAGGGGTTCACGATGGCCGGAATCCCGCACTGGCACACCCAGGACGGAAAATCCGGGTTCCCGTGCCCGTGCTGGTGGAACACTTCGACCCACGGGCGGTCGGGGGTGGTCGGAAAGATGGCGTAGCCCTGTCGGACGCGCAAATTCTGCGCCACGGAGGTGAAGCACTCGATCCCCGGCAGTTGATACGCCTCGCAGTAGATATAGGCGTCCACTTCCTTGCCTTTGAGCGATTCCGAGCGTTCCCACGACCGGGCCTCGAACCGCGCCCCGTTATCCAGCTCCAACCACAAGCGTCCGTCCTTCGGTCGGTTCTGGAGTGACTGATAGCCCTGATTCAGCCCGCGTTCCGAGCAGAGGGCTTCGAGGAGGTAGTCGAATTCCGGGGCGCACATATCGTATTCGTTCCCGACGAGGTAGACGGTCGCGCCGGGGATGGCGGCGAACGCGGCGGCCCAGAGGCCGGCCCCGGCCGATTTCCCTGATTTATACGCCCCGAGTTCCGCGACCACTTTCGCCCGTCCGTGGGGGCGGGGGTCCAGACGGCGGGTGACGCAGCGGCGGTCGGGAAGGCGCACCAGCATCGACGGGCCGGGGGCGTCGGCCTCGACCTCCACGTCACTCAGCACGTAGCCATCGGTGGTGGCCCACCACGAGGCTTGATGCTCGAACGGAATAAAGTCGTTTTGCTCGCACAGAAACCGACGAAATTCGGTCATCAACCGGTCGCGCAGCACCGGGGGGACGCTGGTTACGGGCATCGATTACTCGGCGATCGTCTCCATGACAGCACAGACCCGATCCGGGGTGAGATTCAACCACGCGCACCAGAGAGCAAGGCGTGGACTCGCGGGCGACCGGAAGAACTGCTGGGCGGTCTGCCGATTCAACGCTTTCGGGTGGGCCGTGCCGTCAGTCGGTTCCGGGGTGAGATCCCGCACCGCACGCGCCAGCACCGCCGCCGCGACCGCTCGGTACCCCTGCCGATTGGCGGTCGTGATCGGTTTCCCCATCAGTTCGTCTGCCCCTGCTGTTCATACCGCTGCAACAGGTCGTGATAAAACGACGCCAGCGGGGACTCTTTCCCGGCCATCCCCGCCACTTTCGCCTCAATCGCGGATCGGCAGGTGTCCGCCTTCAACTTCGCCCCGCCGTCACACTCCACGTAATTCGTCGTCCATAGGACGTACGCCATCTCGTTGTAATGCTTCTTCAGCGCCAGGGACAACCGCTGCGGATCGGTCAGCCGGTGCCACGCCTCCCCCCCGCTCTGCTGTTCCAGCGCCTTCAGGACCGCCGGCTGCATCGGCCACGTCTCCTCGCACTCGATCAACACCGCTTCGGGCTGCTCCTCGTCCCAAAAATACCGCACCGCCTCCGCGATCGGTGCCCCCGTCAACACCATCGCCGCGAACTCCCCCGCTTCCCGCGCCGTCAGGATTCTCCCCATACGTCAACACCACCTTCGGCTCGCCCCGGAGTGGATGCGGAAACCGCACC